GCTCTATCTCGCCTTCTCTGGCGCCAAGCCTGAGGACACCCTAGACCCCGACCGCGTGACCATCTCCTACGCAAATATCCTCATCACGGCCGGCGGCTCCCTCGCGTTTATGCTGATGGCCCCGCTCGGCTTCTTCGTCGCCGGCCGCAACCGTCGCGTTGGTGCCGAGCACATGACCGAGGAGCCCAAGGCCCGCCCCGTCGACGCCGCCACCCGCGCCCGCATGCTCTCCACCGCCTACACCTCCGGCCCCATCCTGATCCCGAGGGCCGCGTGAAGCCGTCCACCACCACATTCGTTCCCAATCCCGACCACGCAAAGAAGCTCAAGGCCGACAAGGACGAACGCGACTGCCAGCTTGCCAAGGAGATCCTGGCTCTGGCAGTCCAGGCTTCGCTCAACAAGACCGCCGAAGAAGTGACCGCAACCGCAGAGACGTTCTGGAAGTGGGTGAACAGTGACTAGCATCAAGCAGCAGATCGCAGAAGCTTTGCCCGCGAGTTATGTCGTCATGGGGGAGGCTCACAATGACTCTGATAGCGTATACTCAATCGGGTCTTCCAAGCACCGCAGAGGCGACCAGCAGCTGATCGGCTTCGTCGTCGTCACGGCTGATGAAGGCGACGTTCCTTCCAAAGTTGCTTCGGCGGTGGCTCGTATTGAGCGCATGTATGCAGAGCAAAAGCAGCCGTTGAACGCAGTGTGATTTTCTGAAAACAATCAAAAGATTCAAACATGGCAAGAGGTGGCAGGAGAGAAGGGGCCGGGCGCAAAGCCGGGGCGTCCACAAAGCGGACCAGAGAGATTGCCGACCAGGCAATTGCTCAGGGCCTCACCCCTCTCGAGTTCATGCTGGCGGTCCTTCGTGACGAGGGCAAAGACTTCAAAGATCGCTACGCCGCTGCCGTCGATGCCGCGCCCTACCTGCATCCCAAGCTGGCATCCGTCCAGCACAGCGGGGACGATGAGAACCCCGTAGCCTTCAACATTGTCTCAGGCGTCCCCCGCGAAACCTATGATGACGACGACAGCGACGACCACGCCAACGGCGCGGACGCAACGCATTGATCTAGGCTATCGCGCCCGCCGGCAGTTCCGCCCCTTCCACATGCGTAAACAAAGGTGGGCATGCATCGTTGCCCATCGCCGCGCCGGCAAGACTGTTGCCTGTGTGATGGACCTCGTAGACGCCGCCCTGCGCTGCACAAAGCAGGAGGGGAGGTTCGCTTACGTTGCCCCGTTTTACAATCAGGCCAAAGACGCGGCTTGGACCTATGCGAAGCGGTTCACGCGTCTTGTGCCGGGCGCTGAGATCAACGAGAGCGAGTTGCGCATTGATTTTGCCCACAACGGGGCACGGCTCCGGCTCTATGGCGCGGACAACTACGACCGAATGCGCGGCGGCTACTTCGACGGCGTGATCTTGGACGAGTACGGGGATATGCACCCGGCCGCTTGGCCTGAGGTTATTCGCCCGATGCTCGCCGATCGCCAAGGGTGGGCGACCTTCATCGGCACGCCGAAGGGCCGAGGGCCGTAACGACTTCTTCAACGTGTGGGAGCGGGCGCAGACGGCGCCGGACTGGTTCCCCATGATGCTGCGGGGATCAGAAAGCGGGCTGCTCATCGCGTCCGAGCTCGCGGACATGCGGGCGGAAATGACGCCTGAGCAGTACGAGCAAGAGATTGAGTGCAACTTCAACGCCGCTGTGGTCGGCGCCTACTACGGACGGGAGATTGTCGAAGCTGAGCGCGCCGGCCGCATAGGGGCGCATGAGATCGACCCGGCCGCGCCCGTGGACACGGCATGGGACCTCGGCATCGGAGACAGTACCGCGATCTGGTTCTTTCAGGTCGCCCCCGATGGCGTCCGGTTCGTCGATCACTACGAGAGCCACAACCAGCCGCTCAGCCACTACGCGGCAGTCCTGAAGGCTCGAGGCTACACCTACGGGGACCACTGGGTGCCCCATGACGCCCGCGTCCGTGAGCTTGGCACTGGCCGGACCCGAGTTGAGACACTGGGGGAGCTCGGCATCAAGGTTCGGCTGGTGCCGGATCACAAGGTTGAAGACGGCATCAACGCCGCCCGCGTCGGCTTCGGCAAGTTTTGGTT